TAGATCTTCAATTAGCCGATACCAATAAATTTATTACTGCGATAGATAATGATATGTTGCAGTTTGGCCCAGGAGAGGGCGTCCAAGATTTCTTCGGTAGCATAACGCCTTCTGCGTTTATGTCAGAGGAAAGTCAAATAAGGTTAGATAACAAAAATGATTACAAACGTTTTATCAATGAAACCAGAGACGCTTTCCTAGCAATGGAAACCGGAACTAAAACGGACGACGACGCAAAACGAGCATTGAAAAGATTAGAAACCGCAGACAATCCGGAAAGTGTTAAGGCCTTACTTGAAGAATTAGGAGCGTTAGCACAACAACAAAAACTCAATAAGCAGAAACAAATTAACAGACGAAGAGAGGCGGCCGGTGTCGTTCCTAAAGAGTTTGTTCAATATGAAATTAATCCAGAGTAATACAAATGGCGTCAATAACGATAGAAGGTAAACAATATCAAGTACCTAATAACTTTCGCCAAATGTCTGAGGCGCAAAGGCAAGAATATATTTTTGAAATGCTCAAGAACGAGCAAAGAGCAAATATCGCAAGTGAAACCTCAAAACGAATAAATGCGGCAAAGGAAAGCGGCCCAACTGCGGGAGAATATGCAAAGGGTGTCACTAGAGCCGCTTTAGGACAAGGATTACTTTTTGGTTTTGGAGACGAGTTAGAGGCCGGACTAAGATCTGGTTTTGGTTTACTTGGAGATTATGGACAAACGGTTGGCAATATTAGAGACGATATAAAAGACTTTCAGAAAAAAGCGCCAGGCGTTTCTATATCTTCTGAAATAGGCGGAGCGTTAATACCAACTGCTCTTGCAACTATTTTTACTGCTCCGACACTTGGATCTGGAGGGGCGGCCGTTGGGGCCGGAACTGCGGCCAGAATAGCCGCAAGGGCGCCAGGTATGGCAAGGGCCGTAAAAGGAACAACTCAAGGTATTAAATCCGCAGTAGGCCCGGCGGCGACGGACGCTACGTTAATGCAAATTGCAAAACAAGGAGCAAAAAGCGGAGCGATATACGGAGGCGCTTATGGGGCCGGTACGGCCGAAGGCGGCGCATATGATAGAGCAATGGGAGCGTTGAAGGGAGCGGCTATTGGAGGCGCTACGGGAGGCGTTGTTGCTCCAGGCGTTGTTGTAGGAGGCAAAGGTATTAGTAAAGGCTTAGACGCTATAAAAAATATGTCTAGTAATCAGAGAACAATAGATCGTATAGCGCAAAGAAAAATAGCAGAAAAAATGGCCCAGGATAATTTAGATAGTGCGGCGGCCATAGCGGACGACGCAATTTTATCTGGAGCCAATAGAGGATCCGTGACGCCATTGCAAACGACACTAGCAGACGCCGGAGAAAATTTACAGAATTTAGGATTTGCGTCTAAATCTATCGGCAACACTTCTAAAAATATGGTTAGGGATGTACTAGAACAACGCCAGGCAAATTCTTCTCAAAGGATTATGGACAATCTACATAGTGCGGCAAAAACAGATCCAACTAAATTATCCATAGATTTTACGGATGATCTGGCCAGATTAGTAAATGCAGAGAGCGGCCCGGCTTATAAACTTGCTTATGACAAAACTATAAATGCCGGTAAATTTAAAGAGATCTTTATGAATGAGCCTAGAAGAGACATATTGCTTGAGGCCGCAAAAAGAGGCCAAGAAATAATGAACGCAAAGGGTATATCAGTACCTAACTTGGCCAATATGTTTAAAAAAGATAACAATTTATTTTTTGGATCTGCGGACGATATTTTGGCCCAGGATCTTCCTACTCAGTTTTATCACGCTATCAAAAAAGGTTTTGACGACATTATCGACGAAGGTACTACGATACTTCCGAATATGCAGAAAAAATATACAGAGAAGGCCGGAGCGGTCATAGATCTAAAAAATCAATTTAACAAAATCATCAAAGATAATAATCCGGCATATGCGGCCGCAAATAAACAGTTTGCAGATAAGGCCAGATTAAGCGAGGCTTTTTTAAAGGGTAATAAAGTAAACAACCTGGATATTCGACAAATTACAAAAATTTATAAGGATCTATCTCCTGGCGAACAAGTAGCATTTAAACAAGGAGTAATGTCTCACTTCCAGAAACTTTCAGAACAAGTGACAGAAGGTACTAATTTTGCGGCCAGGATCTTAGCCAATGAAAAAAATAAAAAATTATTTGAATTGATTATGCCAGGCAAAAATGCAGATGAATTCGCTAAATATATAAAACTTGAAAGAACGGCTAACGAAACTCGTAATAAAGTTATGACGGGATCAAGAACTCAGGAAAGACAACAAGCCGTGAAAGAATTAGAGGGAGGCGTAGTAGGAGAATTTATTGATCGTCCAACTGTAATGGGATTAATAACTTCACTAGGTAGAAAAGGTTTACAGTACACACAAACGGGAGGCCCGGCAAAAGCGGACGCGATTGCAAAAAGATTATTTGAAGTCAATCCGGCGGAACAACGAAAAATCTTATTAGAGATCCAAAAGGCTAGTAAAGAAATGGCCGAGGAAGTAGCTAAAAGATTACAAAGAGCGCAAAAAACTGCAAATGTAGTATCGGGGCCGTTAGCCGTTGGTGTACTTGCAGATCCTAACAATCAGTAAAAATGACACGGAAAACCGAGCGCCTTGGAAAGCACGGCGAGTTTAAGGTATGCAGTTATTTATCTCTTTACTCTGATACGGTCACAATTATTCCTCACGGATCTACGACGGATCTTGTCGCAGAATTTGAAGGAGAGATCCTACGTTTCCAGGTAAAAACTACCGTACAAAAACGCAAAAGATATGATCGTAAAACCGGCAAATTTACCGGGAGATCTGGTTGGCAATTTGATATGAGAAGATCTGGCAATACTATCAATAGAAATTACTCTGGATCCGTTGATATTTTTGTTCTATACATAAAGCCAATGGACAAACTGCTTTTCTTTTTGCCTGGCGAAAAACAAAAAATATCTATTACTGAAAAAATGGCAATCGAGGCCGTTAGTGACGAAATGCTAAAAAATTGCGTTCAACAATGCCTCAACAAAAGAAAAAAAAATAAATAAATTTTAGCTATTGTTTATAAAATTTTTCGCAGTTTTCCGCTAATAAGCGCCCGTAGCTCAGTCTGGATAGAGCAATAGCCTTCTAAGACGAAACATTTTTATTTGATTTCTTATAAAAATTACCTCAAAGATTTACAAAGTGATTTGATTTAGTTTTACGAAACTTTATTAAATTTTATGTAGATCTAAATCAATCGCTCAACATAGACTTAACAAGGAGGAGAGAATGGTTAAGGAACTGCATTTACTTGAGAGCGAGTTAGAACTTGTCGTAAAGATCCTAAACGGCGTAAAAGATAAAAATATGCGTCTAAATCGTAAGGATCCTAAATGGCTAAATTTTTGTAATACGCTTAGTTATCTGCAACAAACTTTGGATCAAAGAGATCCTAGTTTGCTCCAGGATCTTATAAATAGATCTTTGCCAGATAGGCCCATTATTTGAACTGAAAAAGATAGTCGGTCTATAATAGGATCTATAAATGGAGAAAACTATGAAACATAAAAATCAAATTAGATCTACGGATCCAAAATGTATAAACCTGGTAATTATATCCAGGCATTTTAAAGACGATCCAAACGAGCCACGATATGAGACTTATTACGCTAAGATCTCAACACCTGGCAAAAAAAATCCTAAATTAGAAAAAATAGGATCTTCAAGAGAAGGCCTAGGAATTGCCGTTATGAGAAAAAGGGCAAATTCTGTCATTGAGAGATCTGGTAAATATGGTTATTCAGATCTTACCTTGGGCCAGGCTTTTGATGATTTCTACTATCCAGAGTTAAAACACAAAAAATCAAAATCTCTTTCAGAGCATAAAAGATTATTTAACAGAGATATTAGAGATACCTGGGGATCTTACAAAATTACAGAGATCCAAAGGCCCCATATAAGATCCTGGTTTAGATCTATGTCAGAAAAAACGCCAGGAAAAGCCAATCATTGCATAACAATTATGAAGGCCATATTTAACAATCTTATTGATGAAGGCCTAATATCCCATAATCCTTTAGCAAGATTTAAGAAAAATCCAGATATTGCCAGAAATAGAGTTATGGATCTAAACGAAAAGGATCGTTTTAGATCTGCAATGGAGAGATATAAAGATCCTAATCATTTCTGGCCCTGGGTTTTTGTAATGCTTTTATATCTTACCGGCGCCAGGAAATCAGAATGGGCCAACGCCAAATGGGAAAATCTCAAAGGATCTGTTTTACGCCTGGAAGATCATAAAACAAAAACTAAAACTAATGAGGAGCGTTGTATCTATTTAAACGATATGGCTATGAAACTTTTGGATCTCTTACCTAGAGAAAATTATCCTGGAGAAAATATTTTAAAAATAAAAGATCCTAAAAGGTTTTGGAATAAGATCCGTAAAGAGGCAAATATTGAAGATTTTAGATTGCACGATTTTAGACATCAATATTGCTCCGACGCGGCTAACGAAGGCATTAACACAATTAGGATTGCAAAACTTGTCGGACATAAAAGTTTGGCCTCAATGCAAAGGTATCAACATATTTCTAATGCAACTGCAATGAAAGACGCAGACGCAATCGGAAATATTTTAATCAAAGGAGATAAAATTTAGTCTCATAATCTGAGTATTTAATTAGAACTATTCTAAATACAGATAATGAGTATTTATATTGGGTATGTTAATCGTATTAAAAGAATTTCAAAATAAATTATCGGATAAATCAGATCCTTATCATACGTTTTACTTTAGAACGAAACTACACGTCTTTTTAGTAAACTATTTATTTTTGAATATGCTTGATGAAAACGAAATAAACTTTGTAAAAATATTCGATAACGTTCCAAGAAGGATAGGCGCAAGATCTACAATCTTTGAAGTATTACAAGAAGGATTAGATTGCGGTTATTTCATAAAAAAAAATATTGAGGGAGATAAGAGAAAAAGGATCTATTCTCTTTCGCCAGATTATTATGATTTTATAAAGACGCTCTGGAACGTTGAAGATGAAAAAAAAGTATTATCGAACTAATAACGATTTTGAAAATTATTGGTGGATCAATTCAAGTCTTATGGAGATCTCCTCTCCAGAGATAAATATTTCAGTAGCAAATAAATTTAGATCTTATGGCCCATTGAAGGCCTCAGTATGGTTTTGGTTTAGACAAAAAGTAGTATCCAGGACAGATCTTGCGGCCAGGGATAAACTATGCGCCTGGGCGATTTGTGAGCGTTTTAAGGGCCAATCCTTCTCAACCTGGGATAGTCTTACATATATTGGAAAAATGACGGGAACGAGCCGTAAAACGGTTTCTAAGGCCATACAAAAATTAATAGAAAAAGAATTGATAGTTATTGCCATTGAAGGCAAGGAGAGGAAGGGTGTGCGTACTTTGCCCCAGGCGCATATAAAAAAACATTTCTTGTTATGCGGCCTCAATCAGATCTTGGCCCAGGAGATAAATAAAAATGATAAACAAAAAGTCGGGCCTTGAGGCCGTATCGGATACCTTGATTGGATTGTGCGTAAACTTTCCTCTGGGTTTTTTAGTCTTAGTAGTTTGTTCTTACTTTACTACTAACTTGTTAATTATTAGTGCGACACAAACTGTCGTTCTAACTTGTACTGCAATTCTTAGAAGATATTTAACAAGGGAGTTTTTTAGAATTAAGATCAATGCAAAGTGAAAAATATTTTAAGGCCAAGCAAGAACTTGAATATCTTTTACAAGTGCAGAAGTATTTAGATAAACAAGGAAAATTAAACAAGCAGAAAATAAGAAGATTGCAAAGAAAAATAAATCGTCTTTCATCCGATTAACTTTTTGCCGTTTGGATCTCTTTTGTAATTGTTTTCTAATTCAAGATCTATGTAATGCTTTGCTTTCAAAAGATCCTTAACTTTATCCTCTTCGGATCCTTTGTTTCTTGAAACGTATTTGACTACATTGCCTAAACAGTAAGACAAATTATTAGCCAGGATGTATTTTAATGGAGACATTGCTAACTCTTTGTAATGAGATCCACCGATTTGGATCTCACTTGCTTTTTTACTCATAATTAAGATCCTAAGATAGAGCCAGGCAAAGACTTAGGGGGGGATGTGTATAGGAGAAATATCACTATGAAAACGCTTTGCCTGGCAAATGATTAACTATCTTTAAATGATTATTCACAAATCAATTATAAGAAAGTTTGTTATTCAAGTACATAATTCAAACTCATAAAAAAAAGTTTTATAGCGACAAATTCTGTCGCAAGGTTGACGAAGAATACCGAACTAAAAGATAATAGGGTTTCATATGGAGAGATATAACTTATGCAGAAATTACTCAATACGAGAGAGGTAGCAGATCTCCTTGGGATCTCGCCCAATACCTTGGATATTTGGCGTACAAAAAATCGTGGCCCAAGATTTATAAAGGTTGGCCGATACGTTCGTTATCAACAAACAGATCTGGAAAACTTTATAAAGGACAACAAACGTGGGCCTAGCGATACAGAAAATTAAGGAAATAGAAATGCCCGAAACTCACGCAATTTGTTCCCCGTCAAGTTATGATCGTTGGCATAAATGCCCGGCCTCCGCCAAAATAAATGCAACTGCAATCCAGGAGCCAAGTTATCCCGCAACCGAGGGAACAGTCATTCACGAAGTAGCAGAAACAGATCTCAAAGAATTAATCAAAGGCGTTAGCCTGGAAGATTATTGGTTAGATAGAACGGTCAATAAATATGGTATTGACGTCGTAGTCACTCAAGATCTAATTGATTGCGCGAAGTTTTATGTAGCTTATTGCAATGATCGTACAAAAGAACTCCAGGCAACTAGACTTATCGAGGAACAATTAGAACTAACAGAATTACACGAAGCCATATGGGGTACGGCCGATTGTTTATTAATAGCAGATAAAAAAATAGATAATCTCATAGAGGTTATAGATTTTAAATCTGGATCCTGGCCCGTCACTATGCCAAGCAATCAATTAAAAATTTATGGCCTTATGGCTTTATCAAGATACGGCGACGAAGATACAAAAGTTTTAATGACTATCGTACAACCTAGAATTAGGGGTAATAAGTCAAAAATAAATTCTTATCAAATGAACGCGGAGGAATTAGTAGATTGGGGATACCAAGATCTAAAGAAGGCCGCCGAACTTTGTTTTGAGGATCCTCCGGTTTTCAAGGCCGGAGATTGGTGTCGCTTTTGTTCTTTTAAAAATGATTGCGATAAATTTCAACAACTAGAACTTAGGAGTAAGTTATGAATGAAAATCCGAAGTTTAGTAAGTCCTGGGATGAGCCGTGTTTGACACGATCAGAAGAGGACGGATCTAAAATCGAATGGTACGAAAGAGATCTCAATGAGGACGCTTTAGTCGTCGTTGAAAAAATCTTGAAGTCCATTGCAGAGCGAAACGAGATCAATGCAAAATTTGAACAAGCAAAGATTATCGTTCAATCAGTAGTAAATATGGAGGATCTCCAGGTAATGCTATTGGATAAACTTGTGAGCCTGGCCCCAGGTAAAAAAATTATCAACGGCCAGGGAACAATGGAAGTGACAAAAAACGTTAAACCAATCAATAAGGAGGTAGATAAGTAATGTCATTAAAAAATATTTTAACTAAAACGCTTTTTAAAATGCCGAGGTTTTTGATCTACGGATCCGCCGGTATTGGAAAATCATCTTTTGGAGCGTCTATGGAGAAACCAATTTTTGCTCTCCTGGAGGACGGCCTAGGCACGATACAAGTGCCTCATTTTCCGGTAGCGAAATCTTGGGAAGAGTTTAAAGACAATCTGCTTTCATTATTGGAAGAAGATCACGATTACAAAAGTTTAGTAATTGATAGCGTCGATTGGCTTGAGCCTTTGATATGGGCGCACGTCTGCAAAAAAAATGGGTACTCCTCGATCGAGTCGCCAGGCTACGGGAAAGGTTATGTAGCCGCTCTAGAAACCTGGAGAGAATACATTGCTTTACTTGCCAGGCTAAGAGAGGAAAAACAAATGGTCATATGTCAAATAGCGCATACGATCATTAAACGTTTCGAGGATCCGGAAACGGAGGCCTACGATCGCTACTCTATAAAATTACACCAGAAGGCCGCAGATTTACTTTTAGAAAATTCGGACATTGTACTTTTTATGACTTACAAAAAAGGTACGGCCAAAACTCAAGGTAAGGGCGGTAGTACGGTTAAGGTTGTTCAAGGCGATAGAACTATCTTTACCGAGGAGACTTCACACTTCCTGGCAAAAAATAGATATCAACTACCAAAAGAAATGCCGTTTGATTACGACGCTATCCGAAAAAAAATAAAGGAAAATATAAAAGGATCTGCAAATGGAAAAGAAACCGATTGAGATCCCTTCCTGGAGCAACGTAAAAAAACGATATTCAGAAATAGATCCAAGACTAGATCCTAAAACGGATCTAGAGGATCGTTTAAAGGCTTTGTCTATTTATCTTGGTAAATGGATAGAGATAAACGGAAAATTTGATGAAGATCTCCCGTATGGTTATGTAGATCAAATGCACGATCTTTTAATTACGGTAGATGATTTCATTGATTGGGCCGAGGATTATACGACGTATGATCCCGGATAAACTTAACTAATCTAAGGAGTACAATATGGAAATACCATACACTTTTGACGATAACGAGAAACCAGATCTCGATAATAATTCTGGATCTAAGTTAAAACCTGGGCGATACAATATTGAATTTGTACGCGTAGCTAATAGCGAAGATAAAGCCGAGACTATCGAATTCAACGGTAAAACGATAGAAGGAGTAGTCACGGGAAAGAATGATTGGAAGGGGCAAAAATTGATGTTTTCAGTTTTAGACACTCCAATCAAACAACTGCAATCGGTAATCCTAGTCTTTGATTATGACGCCTCTCGTACTTACGAGGACGGAAATTCAATGAGAGACAATATGATTAAAAATGGCCAGACTTTATTTAAAAAGTTATGTCATTGCGCCGGAGCAGATCTATCTCTGAAAAGCCTGGTTGGCCGCAAATTATCTTGTGAATTTGTCGAAGATGAAAACGGCTATCTGAAAATGGATCCTGGCAACAAAGGAGATAATTTTGGGATATTTGAAATGGAGGCCCAGGAGCCTAAAACAGAAAAGGTTGAGGATAAAGCAGATCCAAAACCGGAAAGTTTAGACGACGAAATTCCATTTTAGGAGAATGTCATTTCCCTACGATAAGAGGCCCTCGCTTTGCGGTTATTGTTTGGCCCCAGGGCGAGGGTTTTATCTGGAGTATGACAGAAGAATATATGCGGGATGTAAAATGGATCACTTGGAAAAGATCAGAGAGAGACTACTACAACAAAAATCATTAGGTATTAAAGCGACAAGCAATCCCCAGGCAACTAAGTACGCTATGGGAGAGATCAAAAAATTATATTTAGAGATCTCAGATAAGCATAAAACTTTCGCTATGCACGAATGGTCGCAAGAAGATAGAGATCGTTTTTTTAATTTATTTGCCTCCCATTATTTAAGTTTTGAGAGCGAGGTAGCCGATAAAGGTATGCCTCCTATGGGAAAGTAAATGGACATAAAAGATATTTATCCAGATCTAACGGCCGATAAAAATTTTACATACAGTCACGAACTAAAAACCGTTGCAGATCTAATTAATAAAATGGAAGGCGACGGCCTGGTTGTTGGATCCTCCGTTGATATGAGCGGATCTTTAGTACGCGTTCCGGTAAAAGCAACGTCAACCGTGCGTCCAGATAAAGGTACTGAGAAGAGCGGTTGGTACTTTATCTATGATAATGGCAACGGAAATTTTTTTGCACAATATGGGAATTGGAGAACGGGAGATACTCATAAATTTTCGAGCGCAAGTTTTGATGATTATGATCCTCAAGAACAAATAAGGATCCGCCAGGAAATAGAAAAACTACAAGAACAAGAAAAAGCCAGGAGAAAAGAAAATCAAGATGAAGTCGCCATACAATGCGAGAAAAGGTACAACTCTTTTGACGAAGATCCAACGGATCATATGTACCTTAAAAATAAAAAAATTAAGGCCTATGGAATAAAAGCATTTAGAGACAAGATAGTAGTACCGGCTTACGACACTAGAGATCCTGGCCATAAGATCACAACGTTGCAATATATAGATCCAAAAGGATCTAAAAGATTTACAAGCGGCGGCCTGGTAAAAGGATCTATTTTTAATATTGGTTTTAATCTGAATGAGATCTCAAACTTAAAAAAAATATTTGTCTGCGAAGGCTATGCGACGGCCGCGTCAATTTATTTAGCTACGGGCCTTCCGGTTATTTGTGTTTTCTCTGCTAACTTTTGCCTGGAGGCTTTAACAAATTTACGAAGATCTACAAATGCAGAATTTATCCTGGCCCTGGATAATGACAAAACCGGAGTAGGCCAGGAGCAAACAGAAAAGATCATAGCGGCCGTTCATAATTGTAGATCTAAGATCCCAGAGCAAGTAGGCCTGGATTACAACGACGTTCACGTTGA